GCGACGCGCCAACCACCGGCTTCTCGGCGAAGCTGGTCTCGTGGGCATGATCGTAGTCGGTGGCATTGAACGGCTGGACCTCGAACTGGATCGGTCCGAGGGTCATCAGCATCAGGCGAACCTCAGGCCGGTGTCGGCGTAGATGCCCCTGAAGAGCTCGCGGACTTCCCGGCGGAGCGCGCGGCGCACCTCGGCGGCGACAACCTCAGCATCGGCGGCGCACGTGTTGTTGAAATGGAAGACCGGGGCGACGGTGATACCCCGGCCCGATGCCAACCCGGTTCCGGATGGGTGAACGTAGCCCGACCGACTCGGCGTGATCAGCTCCGGGCCTTCCTCGCCGACGATGTAGCTCCCACCAGCCGACACTGGTCCGCCCTTGGCTCGGAGGGCATCGATGCCGAGCTGCTGGGCCATGTCGCCCTTGGCTGCCCGGTTCGGCGTTTCGGTCTCCCCGCCACCAAACCCGAAGAATCCCTTCACCGCGGCTGCGGCATCGTTAATCGGGGCCAGAACCTCGGCGATCTTGCCGTCGATCCAGGCCACCAGATCGGCGAAGACCTGGACCATGCCATCCCACAGCGCCTTGATCAGATTGTAGCCGGCGGTGAAGAAGTCGGCGGTGAAACGGGCGATGACATCGACGGCGCCCGAGATGGCGGTCGCAACCCGGGCCGGCAGATCGGTCAGAGCCGCGAGGAAGCCGCCCGGCCCGACCAGCCCGGTGATGGCCGAGAGAATGGCGGCGATCCCCTGATCGATGCCCGCCTTGAGGCTGGTGAAGGCTCGGGTCATCCCATCCCAGAGGGCCTGGACGAGCTTGCCGCCTGCCTCGGCGAAGGCCGTGACGTATCCGGTCAGGACGGAAACGGAATCCGCGATGACCGTCCCGATCTTGCCCGGCAGCTCAACCAGGAGGGCCAAGAATCCTCCGACGGCTTCGCCGGCCGCGCGGCCCCAGCCACGCCATTCCTCGCTGGTGGCATTGATCGGCCCGAGCAGATCGTTGATGGCGTTGAATAGCGACCGGAACAGATCCACGATCGGCTCGACGATAGGCGCGACCGGCGCGAACGCAGCGGCGAAACCCTCGGCGAACCCGGCGAAGAATGACTTGAGGCCCTCCCAGTTGTTGCGGATGAAGAGTGCGGCGGCACCGATCGCGGCGACTGCCGCGGCGATGGCAGCCAGTGGCACGGCACCGACCGCGGCGACGGCGCCCAGAGCAACGCCGAGGTTCTTGACGGCGGAGACGGCAGCCAGGAGCCCGCCCTTGCCGAGCAGTCCGACGAACGACAACGCCGAGATCGCGCCCCTGAGCGCGATGAAACCCGCGGCGGCGGCAAACACACCGCCCGTCAGTTCGGGAAACTGCTGGATCAGCCGCGTGATGCCCTCAAGGATCGGCAGGAGGGCCGCGGAGACGGCGTTGAGTGCCGGAACGAGAGCAGCCCCGAGGGTCGACTGGAAGTTCGCCCAGGCGATCTGGAAGCTCTTAAGCTTCTCCTCGCTCGTCGCCATCATCCGATCGAAGTCGGCGTCGATGACGCCTGAGGCGCCGGACACCTTCTCCCGAAGCGCGATGTAGTCGTCCATCCCCTGGAGGAGCGGGATCAGGCCCTTCTGGACCTGGGAATCGGCAAACAGCGTCCCAATCCGGGATAGGTCTCCGTCTATCGCCTTGTCGATGGCACGGAGCGCCGCCTCGAGCGGGCTCGCGCCCTCGGCCACCGCGTCCTTCAGCACCGCGTTGATGTCGATGCCATACTTGGCGAAGTTCTTGATCGCGTCGTTGGCGTTGATCTTCTGGAGGATGTTGTTGAAGTTCGTGGCAACTTCCGAGCCATCCGCCGCGGTGCGACGGACGATCTGGAGCGCCGCCGCGATATCGGCGAGCCCCCTGGCACCGGTCAGGCCCTTGGAACCGGCCAGCCCGGTGATTGCCGGCAGATACTGCGCCATGTCCTTCAGTTCGAACCCGCCCTCCTTGCCGGCGAGCGCCATCATGTCGAAGGCGCGGGTTAGCTCTTCCGGCGCGAGACCGAGATTGGAGATCGCTGCGTAGCCTGCCTTCGACAGATCGAGAATGTCGGCCTTGGTCGCCGTCGCCGCCTTGCCGATCGCCGGCATTGCTCGGGCAGCCCGGTCGAGATCGAGGCCCATGCCGACGATGAAGTCCTCGGCCCTGATGATGTCGGCGGTGAACTGGTTGACCTCCCGGCCAACCGCCTTGGCGGCCTCGCCGACCGAACGGATCTGGTCCTCCGACAAGTTCGCCTTGGCGCCGAGCTCGGCGAGTGCGGTCTCAAGCGCGTTAGCCGCCTGGATCGGCGCGCTGATGGCTGTCTTCAGCACATAGAAGGCGCCAATCGCATCCATGACGCCGGCGCGGGCATTGGCAATCGCGTGGTTGTTCCGGGCGATCGCGGCATCGAGCCGGTCGCTGAAGGACAGCGGCGCGTTGTTGGCCGCGCGCACCGCGCCGGAGATGCCGCGGAGGCTGTTGGCAACGCCGCGCGCCGGCCCGGACACCTTGTCCAGCAGCTGGACGATCAGCTGTGAGGTGAGATTGGCCATGGCAACCTCTCCTCAAGTGCGTCGGCGCGCCAGGCGGGTGGCCTCTCCGTGCCACAGCACCACCTCCGCCCAATCCATATCGTCAAAGGCGGGAAGCGGCGTCGACAGGATGTGGGCGGTGTCGGCTACGACACCGCGCCAGTTGCGGGCGCCGGGCCCGGTGGCAAAAAACCGGCGATCACCTCCGAGACCGCGGCGAAGTCGACGGCATCCATCTCGTCGATAACCTCGATCGGGAGTTCGGTCAGAAGGGCGGCCATGGCGACGCCCTGATCGATCTGGGTCGCGGTGGCGTCATTGTCGCGCTCCATCGCGCGGAGATCCTTCACCTTCGGGCGGCGGACCTGGACGTCTATCACGGTCTTGCCGTCCCAGGCGATCGGCTGGGTCAGGCGGACGGTCTTTGGCTTGCTCATGGTCATTCCTTCGATCAGGCGCCGGTCGGGACGCGCAGGATGCGGCGCTCGTCACCGTTCTGGGAGACACCGTCGAGCCGCCAGTCGGTGGAGAAGAAGTCCCAGAAGAGCTTCTCCTTGTCGCCGAGCCAGAGCTCGTAGTGCATCACCTCGTTGATCGCGTACTCGTGACCCATGACCTCACCGCGCTGAAAGGCGTCGGCTTCGATCTTGCCAAGGCGTCCCTCGATGATGGCCTTGGCCTCGTGGGCGATACCCGTCCGCTTGTCGCGCACGACGCCGTATGCCGTGAACACCTTGGAGCGTGACGCACCGAGACCGAACTGAGTGAGCAGGTCGGGATCCCAGCCGTTCAGCTTGAAGGTTGGCTCGAGCTTCTGGATGCCGACGGCGATCTCGATCTGCACTCGGGAACCGCCGGGATGATGGTCCTGGTACATCTCTTGAAGCGGCGGCAGCTTCAGTTCGACCAGCGTCAGGTGCTTCGATGCTGAAGGATCGTGATCGCCGCAAAACAGGTTTGCGGCCTCCATGATGAAGATCGTGCTCATGAGCGTTTCCCTGTCTGATCAAGATTAGCCGGTGACCGCATCGACCTGGGCGAGGAGGTCGTCGAGCAGCGCGTCGAGGGCTGGACGGTAGCGGGCGGACTGGACGGCGAGGTAGCGAAGAACCGGCGCCTCCTCGGCGGCGAAGTTCACGGTGAACTTGCCCATCCGCAGCTGCTCCGGGCTGTTCTGGTCGCGGGTGAACTTCACCTCGTAGCCGAGGATGTCGCCGTCGGCCTTCAGATCACGGAGCGCGAAGCTCATGGTGTTGACCACCGCTTGCACCGTCTGGCCGGTGATGTTGAAGCGGCCGAGGTAGAAGCGGAGCGTCCGGAGGAACATGAGGTGGATGAAGTCGCGGCCGCGCGTCACGTTGTAAAACCGCCAGAGATCGTCCTCGCCGGCGTTGTCGGTTCCGACGAAGACGAAGCCTCCGGAGGCGATCGCGGTCTCGACGCCCATCTCGCCGCGGAGCAGCACGCCGATGTTGCTGGCGAGGAGCCGCTGACCCTCGGTGGCGCCGTCGGTGAGCGAGAAATTGATCGGCCGCGACGGTCCGACGATGCCCCGGACCGGCTGGTTGGCCCAGGAGTGGAACGGCCGGCCCTGCTTTTCGTGGTCGCGCCGGACCGCGATTCCGATAACCGCAGGCGACATCGGCACCACCGTCTCCGTGGTGCCGGCGAGGACCCTGACCGCTGGATCGACCGGGATCAGCCGGTCGCTGCTGAGCGTCTCCCGCCAATCGAGCGCGGCCTGTTCGGTCGTGGACGGCCCGTCCACCACGGCATGGGCGAGGAGCTTGGCGCAGATCGCCGGCAGCGCCGCGCAGACCGCGTTGGCGTTGGTACCCTCGCGCTGGCTGGTGAAGCCGGGCGCACAAAGGAGCCGCGGAATCACGCCCAACAGCGGCCCCGCTTCGACAAAGGCGGCGAGACCGGTGGTGCTGCCGTTACCGACGATATTGATGATCGTTTCGTCCGCATCGGCACCCTCGGCCACTCGGACAACGACGACCTTGGCCGCGACCTGGAACTCGCCGAGCTGCGCGTTGATCAGATTGATCGCGCCTGCAATCGTCCCCTCCGCCCCAAGCGCGGTCCGCTTCGCGGCATCGTCGGAGTACATGAACACCGGCGTGTCGACCTGGAAGGCATCGACGTCGGCTTCGGGAGCGGTGCCGATGATGCCGACCACCGCCATGTCGCTCCACACGGCAGGCCGCGGCTCGTTGTCGATCCGTGTGATCGAAATGCCAAAGGTCGGATCGGTCATCGCGAATGCTCCTCAAATGAAAAGCCCCGCGCGAGGCGGGGCGGATTGCAGGGGGTTCAGACTGCGCGGGTCTATTCCGGCGCGAGGATCTCAAGCGGGTTGGCGCCGATCGCCCCCAGAAAGACAAAGGCATCTGGATCGTCGTGCGGGAGCGATCCTGCGGTGTAGAAGCGCCGGAACAGCGCCGGCTGCGCAGCAAGCGCAGCGTCAGCGGCTTCGATGAGTCCCGCGGCTTCGAGCCGACGGACGATGCGGTACGTCGATACGCGCCAACTGGTCGGCGGCTGGTCCGATTCCGTGGACGGCTCGGGTCCAGGTTCAGGCTCGATGCCGTACTGTCCGCTGTACTGGCGAACGACGCGTTCGAGCAGCGGATCCGCGGTCGGCGCCGGAACGTCGACGGTGAACCGGTGCGCCTCCAACGCCGCTGCGAAGGCGGCCACCGCGTCTGCGAAGGCGCTCACACCGCCGAGGCGCAGGATGTCCGCGCGGCTAATCGTCAACATCTCGGTCAGACTCCGGCGTAGATCATGTAGTTGAGGATTACTGTGGGCTGGACGTTGTTGTGGGCGGAGCCAGACCCGGCCATTCCCGAGTTGAATGCCGGGATGTCGAAGGAATGCCGGTGTGTGGACGGACTCGCTCCATCCGTGGTTCCGCTCATGGTGAGCGTGTTGCCCGTCTCGTCCTTGTCCATGGCGTCCTTGGACCCGCCGCCCGACAGATCGCTCCGGGTAAGAACGCTCTTGGTCAGCGTCACGCCGTGGGTGTGGGCGCCGTCGTAGCCGGTGTACTGGGCACCACCCATGTCGACCACGTGGTCGTGGGGCCCGAGCTGGGCCTCGGTCAGCGCGTGCGTCTCGGCACCGCCGGCCGTACCTAGCGTGTCCCCGTTAAGGCCGCCGCTCTGGCCCGTCAGACGGTTGGCGGATGTGCCGCCCATATCGTCCTGGCCGGCGACGACGCGTCCGCGGAGGTCCGGCAAGGTGAATGTGGTGGCGCCGTCACCGGCGCCATAGGTCGTCCCGATCGCTGCGAAGAGCGCGGTGTAGGTGGTCCGGCTGACATTCTGCCCGAAGCAAAGAAGCCATTTGGCCGGCGCGTTGAGCCCTGCATAGGGAATGACTGCGCCGACCGGGGTGAGCGATGCGGCGAGATCCGCGACGTCGGCGATAGCAAGTGCCACCGCGCCGGTCCTCCCCGCGACGGACGTCACCGACCCCGCAACATCAGCCACGCTGAGGGTGACGGCTCCGGTGCGGCCGGCGACCGAGGTGACCGACCCGGCTACATCAGCAACGGTCAGCGCCACCGCACCGGTCTTGCCCGCGACGGACGTAACCCGCCCGATCTCTACGATCGACGCCGCCCCATTGTCCTTCTTCAGGTAGAGCGTGCCGTCGTTGGTGTTGACAGCGAGCTCGCCGAGCTGGAGATCCGCCGCGAGCGGAACCTTCCCAGCGGTCGCGGAGCGCTTCAACCGGATGGTATTCGGCATGAGACCCTCGGCGCGCTCAGGCGATCAGTAGCCGCCGCCATCGAAATTGGTGATCTGGCTCTGGAGGCCGGTCAGCGTTGTCTGAAGGTTCGAGACCTGGGCGATCGAATGGCCGTGATTGCTGTCGGCCTTGGCGCCGATCGCGGCGACGAGGTTCGGGATGTCAGCCATGCCGAGGGCCACCAGACCGGTCTTGCCGTTCACCGACGATACCGGTCCATTGGCGATGATCTCCAATGCCGTGGCAGCCGCACCTTCGGCTATCGCTGCCGCCTCCTGCGCCGCGGTCAGGGTCCCCCCGACCTCACCCGCGACCTCGAGGATAGTCTGGGCAAGCCCTGCGCTTGCCGAGACGACCCAGTCGGCGTGCTCGGCACCGGACAGACCGCCATGAACGGCGACGACCGTGAAGGCGAGGCCACCGATGCTTCGGTCATAGGCTTGGACGCGAAGCATCGCCCAGTCATCAACAGCGTCATCCGCCTGGCGCGACAGGATCACGTAAGGCGTCGGTGCGAAGAGCGGCCGAGCAGGTGTGTCGTCGACGGCGAGCGTCGTCTCAAGGCCAACCGAAAGCGACAGCGGCGTAGCCGACGTTGCCACCAGAAACCCGCTCGCGGCCGCAGCCTGCGCCTGGGCGAGTGCCGGGCCGAGGACCTCATTGACCCGATTGAGGCCGAGCGTAACCAAGCGATCCGTGGCGCCGGTCACAGATGCCAGGCCGGCGTCGATCTGAGCCAGGCTCTCGGCGATCAGCCGGAAGCGGCGGTTGAAGAAATCGCGGTCGAGGACCTGCTGATCGCGAACCCGAAGGTCCTCGAACCTTAGCATCGGTTTACGCCTTACTGATCGGGCTGACCGACGCGACGGCATCGGGGGTCGCGCGCTTGACCGCTTCGTACATCGCCGCCTTGACCTGATAGCGGGCACCCGGTCGAAAGCGGATGCCATCGACCTCGACCGGTCGGTTGACGGTGAGTTCGTAGTGCGAGGGCTTCTTGGCCATCGGAGAATGTCCTCCTGCTTGTCGGATCGTTCGGCTCTGGTTACGACTGCGAGAACTCGATCAGCTCGCCGACATGGAAGAGCGCTGCCGCACTGGTCGTGGCGCCGACGATCTTCACTGCGTAGCTGCTGACCGCCGAGACGTTGAAGATCGCGGTGCGACGGAGCGAGCCGTCCGGCAGGGTGACATCCTCGACTACGTCGGCAGTCTCGGTGCCGGCCAACGCGGGCCCGGTGAGCAGCGAGACAGTGCAATTGTGGCTCGCCTCCTCGTAGGCCTGCAAGTCGACGATGACCTTGATGCTGTTGCTCGGCGAACCAAGGGTTCGGGTTGCCCCGATCCAGGTGAATGACGTCTTCGGCCGGCTGACGATCGCCTGTGAGCCGACGAGACCGAAGCCCGGCATAAGATCGGTGGTGCCGGTCAGCGTCACCCGAAGCGGCAGGATGGCCGGGAGGCCGGCGAGGTTGGGGCCGTTGGGCGCGCCGTCGAGCGGCACCCAGGCGCCATTCACCTGCACCTCAAAGTCGGTGCGGCAGGCGGGCGGCGTGATCCCCTCGTTGAGGATGTCGATATCGAGGATGCCGCCGGCGAGCTGGAGCGCGGTCAGTTCGACCGAGAGACGAGTCCGCTCGAACTTCGCGAAGTAGAGCCGAAGCTTGAGATCGTCGGTCAGGTTGCCGGCGAAGAAGGCGCCGTCGGTCGAGACAAAGAACGTCCCCTGCACCACACCGTTGTCGGTGTTGGTCATTGCCACGTAG